ACCCAATTCGTCATCTCACAAATTGTGCTCCAGTCCATCTTAGCTTGATATCGCTGCGCCATTATTGAGGGCTCAATCCCAAATGATCTTTTCAAAAATGTCAACTCATCAAAATGTTGAACTCGAATAGACGCATCATGGATTTTAGAGGCAAGGGTATATTCTATACCATGATCTTGCAAAAACTTTGCCACTGTTTGCATATTGAAATATGGAGCTATAATTGAAGAAACTGTTAATATACAATCATCCCCATATGACTTCATCCTAACATTATCATCAAATGCAATAGAATTAGCAAAGACAGATGGAACCAATTCCAAATAAGCAATATAATGATAAAAACCACAAATAAAAGTATTCATGATAGCAGTCAATGGATTTCCAGATGGATTCCCTCTATGCGTCATGTAAACGCAATCCATTGCCGCTTGATAAGTATGTATTAATTCATTGACCATAGTTTTACGAACTCGCGCATCTTCCAATGAATAGCTCACGCTATCCAGTTCACACACTTGATAACATGCCTCCACAATTCTTCCAAACATTTCAATAAATTCCGGTGGAATAGTTCCATCAAATTTTCCAAAATCGCATGCCATTCCATAAGAAGAATTCTCGCGTAAGTATCGAACCATCATGTCCGTTTCAAATGATTCTGGATTCATCCCAACAGCAGACCATGTACTATTATGAAGCCCATAAAAATGTGAGCTAAAGTCGAGAAAATATCTACGACATGCTACAACATAATGCATAGGCGAAATAGTAAAAACTCGAGTAGAGCCTTCTTTTATTTTCTGCAATTTTCGACGTTCCACTTTTAAACAATCACCCCAAATAGAATCAGGCCGCACCAATTGCTTGGCATCTTCAATATATGCATCCACACAACTTTTCATATATGAATCCAATTGGTAATTACCAGGCTCTCCAACCACAAAATCACGTTTCTTTGACCCACGACTCTTATGTATCATGCCTGCTGAAGTGGAAAAATTCATTGCGTCACAATAATCCCTCTGTGGATCACCATTTAACGCAATAAATTCATCTAAAACTTTAAGTTCTCTCACAGGGCGAACCTTATTCAGGAAATATTCTCCAGCCATTCGCAATTTCTCATTGTCAAATGGAATTCCAAGCTTCCCATACTTCGCTATTCCCATGCGCAATGGAGAAACAGGCTTGATTAATCTTGAATCCTGTGGTGTAAGAACAGACGGGCCAGTTATTGGAGCGAAACATTCATTATAAATCAATGACGGTTTGATGTCAGTTTGAGCTGGCTGCCGCAAAATATATTTATCCTCCATTTTCCCAACGATTGTAAAGCAACCTTGAGGAGTCAAATGCGGAGTTTCAGCCAATTGAACATGCTCATTTATCTTCCCAGAAACAACTTCATCATCAAATATTTCTTTAATCAATCCAATTTGCCGTTGGGTAATAATGACC